GCCCACGCTGGTGGTGGTGAACCGCGCTTCCATGCCCTTGTCTTCACCAGACAAGCACTTGAGCGACATGCCGACTTGCGTCTCCCAGCCCTTCTTGGCGCTAGGCGGTGCAATGTCAAGTTCAGGCAATGGCTGGCTTACGCTTGCCATCTTCTCGCCAAGCACTTCACCGTCACCCCAAGCGATAAAGCCGTGAACAAACGAGAAAGGATTGACGGCCCAAGTGGCTTCGTCTTCGACTTCGGTCTGATCAGCGCCGAACACCCAATGGCCGGTCTTGTCCATCTTGAGAATGACAACGCCGGCTGGGCCAACATCAGTGGCGATAGAACGCAAGGAAGTAGCGAGGGAGGAGACTGCTGGAAGGCCAGCGGATTTGAAAACTGTCAGTGACATGATTTTACCTTTACATTATTTTAGAAAGAGCGGCGTTTAACTGCTGCCCGATGAGTACAACTGCTGGCCGAGGATCGCTCTCCGGTGCAATTGTGTTACCCGAACTGATCGCTACTGTCAGCCCGTCAGGCAGCTTGAGTTTCTGCGCTTTAAGCAGCTTCTCGGCAGCAGCCGGACTGACCAACTTCGTCTCGATCACTTCAGATTCTTTGAGGTGCTGGAGCAGCGCCGCCTTGGCGTCCTCCTCCTTCACCCACGATCTTGTAGCCCGCTTGGGCACCATCTTCCAGCCCGTAACGGGCTTGCCCTTTTTCATCATCTCCTCGGCCAAAGCGCGAAGGTCTTTGATCCAATCTTCAAGGAGGTCTGCATTGTGTAGATACGCGCCAATCTTGTCAACGTCAATCTTATCCATCTTAATTGCAACAGCGCGGTCAACAGCGCCAGTCATCACGGGGCACACCGGCTTGGCACTGCACCAGCGGCAATGGTCACCATTCTTTAGCGGGGCGTCCGGCTGCTCCGCAATCTTGACAGCCCTGATAAGCGTCTGCTCAAACTCTTTGATGCGCGCAATGGTGGTCGTCCAGCGCTTGATGGTGGGCGGCTGGATGATGACCAACTCGACTTCGGTTGCGCCATCAAACACCCACTTTGCCTCGGGGGTACGCATGGCGGCAGCAGCGTAGAACATCAGTTGCTCGTTCTCCTCGGCGGGCACCGGCACGCCAGAGCCAAACTTCCAGTCAAGGATAACCGCCTTGTTGCCGATGCGGCCCATCAGGTCGGTCGAGCCAAAGACACCGGGCAGCAAGTCACCAAAGCCGACGCGCGTCTCGATTGCATACTCCATTGTCTTGTCGGGGTCTATTTCATCAAGCAAGTCTAAGGCGGGCCAGAGTTTGTCTTGAATAAGTTCTTGGCTGCAAGTAAACCTGTAGTCGAGATCGCCTAAAAAGCGGCTGATCTCATCGTGCAGCAACGTGCCTTCTTCGGCGTAGCTGCTGCTGGGCTGCGGTGGCATCTCGGCCACCAAGGCCACTGAGCCTGGGCAGTTGATGACGCGCTTGGCGGTGCTGCCGCCGACGATCTTTGAGTGCTGCATGTACTGTCCTTTAGTTGATGAGGCGTTCAGTGTAGCATAAAAAATAAAAGTGTGCTAAACTTTTTTACATGCTTGAAAAACAAATCGAACGCTACCTCGTTGATCGTGTCAAAGCGCTTGGCGGTGTGGCTTACAAATTCACCAGCCCCGCGCACCGTGGTGTGGCCGACCGCATCGTGTGCTTTCCTAACGGCCAGACATGGTTCGTTGAGGTCAAGACCGAAGGCGGCAGGCTGTCGCCCTTGCAGAAGGTTTTCATGTCGGACATGGCACGCATGAATCAAAACTACGTATGCCTATGGAACAAAGAACAAATCGATGGGTGGCTTAATGAAGTTGCGTGACTACCAAGAGACGGCGGTTGACTTCCTGTACGAACACGACCGCGCCATGATTTTGGCGCCCGTGGGCGCAGGCAAGACGGCCATCACGCTGACGGCCATGCGAGACATGCTGGCCGACCGCGTGGTCGAGCGCTTCTTAGTGCTGGCGCCCAAGCGCGTCTGCACGGACGTGTGGCCGGTCGAACAGCCCAAGTGGGCACCGAGTCTGACGCTGGCCGTGGCGGTGGGCACACCGGCCCAACGAGCGGCGGCGCTGTACAGCGGCGCGCAGATCATCGTGACCAACTACGACAACATCCAATGGCTGGCGACACAGAACCTAGCCCACATTGACGGCATTGTCTACGACGAGTTGACCAAGCTGAAGAACCCCTCGGGCGCACGGTTCAAGGCGCTGAACAAGGTCATTGACAAGATCAACATCCGTTGGGGCTTGACCGGCTCGTTCACCAGCAACGGGCTGGAGGACGTGTTCGGCCAGTGCAAGATCGTTGACCAGTCGTTGCTTGGCCGCAGCAAAGGCGCGTTCCAGCAGCAGTACTTCATCTTGATCAACAAAGACTACGGCGATTGGGCGCCGCGCCCTGGCTCACTGGCGCAAGTCATGGAGCGCATCAAACCGGCCACCTACCTACTGGAGCCAGGCGACTACAAAGACACGCTGCCGCCACTGCACACGGTCGAGTTGCGCTGCGACATGGACATGGCCGACTACAACACCATGAAGAAGGACTTTGTGCTGAACGATGTGGTGGCCGTCAACGCGGCTGTTGTGACGCAGAAGCTGCAACAGATGGCAAGCGGGTTCTTGTACACCGACAACGGTCCCATCTGGTTGTCCAACCACAAGTTTGACCGGCTGGAAGACTTGCTGGCTGAGAACCAGCGGGCCAACACGATTGTTGTGTACCAGTACAAGGAAGAACTGGCCGAACTCCAGCGCCGGCTCCCACGCGCACAGACGCTGGACGATGCCGGCGTCATTGAACGCTGGAACGCCGGCCAGGTCGAGTTGCTGCTGGTGCATCCGAAGTCAGCAGGGCACGGCCTGAACCTACAGCACGGCGGGCACCACATCGTGTTCTTGTCGCTGCCGTGGTCGCTGGAACTCTACGAGCAGACCATCGGCCGGCTGCACCGCAGCGGCCAGAAGAATGCGGTCTGGTGCTACGTCATGCTGACGCACAAGACGGTTGACGAGAAGATTTGGGGCGCGCTACACGACAAGCGCACATTGTCGGACATTGCATTGGAGGCTTTGAAATGAGACGGATTGATTTATGGAAGGCGCAGCTAAAGGCGGCGTTGGCTGAGATGAAGATACGGCAAAGGGAGGCAAACGCGGCAACGCGCACTGTCGCTAGGTTGGACAAAATAATTATTAAGCTAGAAAGGAAAATTTATGACTACATGGCGAAGTCTTAACGCAGAACTGCGGACGCTGACCGAGGCGCAAGTGCTGGAGATGCTGATGGAGGAGCGCAAGAACCAGCGCCGCGTGTCGGTCTTGGAGCGCCTGCACCAACGCTACAACACGCTGCGGGTCAGCCTCGAACGGATTGAACTACTACAGGAGGCGAAACATGTTTAAGTACATCTGGACAGAGTTGCGGTTGATGATGAAGACCGTCACGCCAGCGCAGGCCGTGGCGCACGAACTGATGCACGCCGAGCACGAACTGCTGCAAGCCGAGAGCGCTGTCGAGTACGCGACTTCGCTGGTGACTTACAACAAGAACCGCGTCAAGCGCCTGAAAGCGTATCTTTCTCCACCAGAACCAAAGGAGCCAGCATGAAAACAGTATGCGATACAGGGCTTGCGCTCTGCCCTCACAAGCCACAGTGTGACCACCTTTGCCACTTCACGGATGCAAAGTTACTGTACGTTGCGCCAGAACCAGACCCATCAGCGGTAATTAGGAAGATCAAACCGTATCCAGTGATACCAGACGACATTGAACCCGTGTCAGACACTTGGCAGATGATCGGCAGTGTTGTGGTCGGCTTTGTGCTGGTGGCACTGGTGGTGATAGCAGCCCTGTTTTTCTTCACGGGGTTTTACATTTGGAGTCTGCTGATATGACCAAAGACGAAACACTGAAGCTGGCGCTTGAGGCGCTGGAGCGAACAGGGAACATTGCAGGATTCGCGCATGAGCGTGAGCAAGCTGCCATCACCGCTATCCGTGAAACTTTGGCACAGCCAGAGCAGGAGCCGGTGGCGTGTGTTCAGGACTTGGACGAGGTAAAGCGAAAGCACCTTGTTTACGAAAAAGGAATGGATTGGAAAGACCCTCTCTACACCACCCCACCACAGCGCAAGCCGCTGACGGATGAGCAGATCGTTGAAATCTACACCAATTGGGAATCCAAAAAAGGAACTAGCTGGGCTGATTTAATGAGAGCTGTTGAAGCCGCGCACGACATTAAGGAGACAAAGATATGAACAACATGACTGTTATCGCGCTGCCAGCCAGCGTCAACTACACAGCCGAGCAGGCGCTGAACTCGGCCCTAATGAAGGAGCTTACTGATGTGCTGGTGCTTGGCTATGACTCAGCGGGCGTGCTCATTGTCAGGTCGTCAAAGATGACCCGCGCCGAGGGCTTGTTCATGGCCAAGAAAGCCGAGCAGTGGGCAATGGAAGGGGGCTTGGAATGACTGAGCGAATACTCACGGACAACAACGGGCGCAAGTACAGCACAAATGAGCCATATAAACCAGATTGGAACACCGAAGCAGTGCTGGTCGAGGAGATGCAGCGTATGGGTGCAGAAATTGCCGCTCTGCACATAGAGATTGACACGCTACATAAGATACTCATCACCCGCGCCGAGCAGATCGTTGGCCTGCAAGATGAGATCAGAAACCTGACGGGGGAAGAATGATGAGAAAAAGATTACACCTGATAACTGAGTTCTTGCCGCGCAAGTGGCCCTGCTTTGCCATTGGGTTTTTTAGCAGTGGTGACGAGTTCGTGCTGCACCTATACCTTGTGTGTTTCCGCATTCGATGGGGGTATTGATATGAAAGAAGAGTGGCTATTCCCCGAAGCTGTAGTTCCGGTAGACGCTGAAACAACTGCGGCGCTTGTGGCGGAGATACACAGGCTGATTGATGTTGTTGGCGGCATGGCCTTAAAAGAACCTGCGCTGCAAGACATTGAGCAGTACCGCTTGCAGATGGCTGGCATTTGCACTGCCGCGATTGGCTACTGGAAAGAGAGCGACAGCATCCACCCAGACTACGACACCTTGGCCTTGCGAGATGTTGCGAAGCTGTACGCAAAATATGACGAGCTTTATAAGGCGCAAGATGTGTCACACGGCATGATAGCTGGCGCATTGTTTGACTTCATGGCGTGGCTTACATCGCGCCCTAAGCGAATCATGTTGTCATCTGCTGATGACGCATCGCCAGCAGTGGATGCAATCAAAGATTTTGCAAAAATGCGCGGCCTGTCGCTTGATGATGCGCAAGTACAAAATTGGCAAGAAGCCTTGGCACAGCCAGAGCAGGAGAAAAACACTTGAAATGCCCAACTTGCAACACATGGACAACTGTCAGCGACACGCGAAACAAAGGCTCATTTACACTACGCCGCCGAGAGTGCGGCAACGGCCATAAATTCACAACG